CTGACAGACTGTATTTGTGTTCTTGCATTAAAATAAAGTTTGTCTTATAATGATTCATCAAATTATCATGAGAAAGGGTTATTCGAAAAAATTTTCTACACCGTCTATTAATACCGTATTTTCTGTTCCACATTTAACACATGTATAATCAATTGTCTTTTCGAGCCTCGGTGAAGTCTGGAAGAACTCAACAATCTTTTCAAATTGCTGGGTCGAAAGACTGTTAATAAACTTTTCTACTTCTTCTGGACCTTCATCCTCTGCATTGTAGATTTCGTCTTGGTCAAAGATTTTATCAATACATGCTACAACAAGGTCGAATGCTGGAGTTTCATCATCGACTAAAATTTCTGCCTTTGGATATTTCATAATCACGCCGACTGCATCTGATAGCATTATCTTGTTCGTATGATTTTCGGGAAAATCGATTGTCAACGAATTCAAATCTAATGTAGTCTCAGTCTTATGTCCGCATTCACCACAAATCAAAACAAAATCTGTGACGCTACCAATAGACTGGGAGCGTAATTGAATAAAAGCATATTGCAGGTCAAAGAACGGCAAATCTCTACCCTGCACATTTCCATTAGAGCAAGATGTAACAATATCTTGCATCGCTTTTATCATCTCTTTTGGCTCGTTGGATTCTTGAGCCAAGATAAGAATCTTTTCCTCTTTTACGAGAAAAGGACGAAACTCAATTTCATTTGATAAAGAATGCAACTTTACTCTGAAAGTCGGAGTAGTCATAGTTGGCAACGGCATAATTTAGTCCTTCATTAATTAAACTGGTATTACAAACCATCTTTTATATGTAAATGTTACTGGTAATCTAACAGGCTGTGTATTGCTGTTAGACAATTGAATGGGTGCAATCGATCTTGGAAATACATCTTCTATTTCCCATTTGGCAACGACTTCATCTTTATTATTCAAGGCAGTTACTATCATACCGCCATAATATTTGTTAGGGAAAGCAATTTCACGGGTTCTCTTATTGATAATTCCGCGCATCCAATCCCCGAAAAAGTCTTTTGCTGCCCATGTCGCATCAACTAAAAACGTAAAGGTAATTGAGTCCCCACCAAAATCAATTGCACTAGCCCGTTGTTCATTTAAATTGTTGATTCTAATTGGTCTAGTTCCAAGAAGTAATCCTGGAATCATAGCATCTTCTACAAATAGGGACAGATGATTAGCGGAACGACCGGCAGATGTTAAGTGGGTGGCCATTCTTTGTCCACCTGGTACTCTTTTACCATCATCGCCTTTCAGTTCCGCGGGCGGAATTATTTGAACTTCAAATCTATGCGAACGAGCGAAATCTCTCTTTCTCGTCTCCGCGCGGAAATTTGCCAAGCTATTGTGTGCTTGTTCCATTAAATCTTGCTCCTAGTATCTCTGAAAACTGATTCTTTAGTTGCACCAACAAACGCTTCAACTGGCAAGAATATCGCTGCCTTCCAATCTGCAGGATTAATTTTCATAAATTGTGACCTCACATGTGGGGTCAAATAGTGTTTGATACAAGGCTTAATTTCTGGTGCTGTTTGTAAACTGTTTAGAAGATTATATGACAGACGCATTTTGCTAGTCGGTGTAAGTGTTTTGGAATCTGCAAAGTTCATCAATTCACCCAAAACTTTTGCTCTTAGAAGGTAGGGTAAATAGTGAACGTTGATTCCGTAGAATCCACCTTTAGCTGGTCCGAATGGCAATACTAATGGAAAAGTATCATAGAAAGGAAGTTGGTCTTTGAACTTCGGATCATAGAAATACATATACATCGCGCCAATCTCTACCTTACTGGTGAGACTGCCGATATCAGATTGCATCACTGTGTTTCCAGAAACTCTTGCGCCAACTAAGCTCTTGACGTTGCGCATATACCATTCAATGGACTTCTGTCCATCACCTGCTTGCGCACGAAGTTTCTGAAAGGCGTTATTTGATGCCATTAACGGCCCTGACCTCTATACTTCTTATAGTTGCGGCGCTTATGCTTATTCATGGTGCTCATTTTCACACCCTTGCGGCGCGGCGCAAATACTGTCTTTGAATTTCCTGCTGCTTTAGCCATTGTATATTCTCCTTAGTCTATATTTATGCTTTAATTCCAAGTTCTTTCTCGGTTAAAATAAGAAATTCCCAACCATTGTCTTTACAGAATTCAGTTGCATATTTCCATTTTGCTTGATTTACACCCCAAGCAATAACTTCATTAAGAAATTGTTTAGTCTTTCTCTTGGGTATTGTGGGTTCTCTAACGAACTTTGCCGGTTTAATTTCAATCAAGTATTTCTTAATATCACCAGAGTTTTCTTTTACTTTAATGTAGAAATCTACAAAGTAACGATGAACTCTATTGTCCTTTGGTGACAAATAAGGAATTGCAAGTTCTTCTGAACCCCATTCTAAAATATTAGGATTACTATCGCACCATTTCATGAACTTTAGCTCCCAACTAGAACGATATATAATTCTATTAGGATCCCCGATATACTTCTTAGGATATTGTATTTTATAGAGACCTTTCATAGTCTCCTTCGTGTATGTCATATAAATAGTCCAAACTAAACCTCAATAGGATATTTATTAAAAATGGCAGAACAAAAAAGAGAGCCGGCAAGCCCAAAGCAGTCCTCTTCTTCTCCTACTCCAGGCAGATTTAATAGAGACCAAAGGGGTATGGTCGATCCGTTTAGTAAAGCAAGTAAAGCGTCCAAGACATTTACATATCCGGAAAGTTTAGCTACTGTTAACGACCAAAGTGAACATACTCATTGGATAGCTTTTTATCCTCTTGTAAGAGAAGGTACCACCGCGGCAAAGGCTTTGCTGGATTCTGGTGCAGGTACCATTTTCGAAACTTCCGGTCAACAAAGAGTTGATGCAGAACATGCTACAGCCGCTGGTGCTGCACTAGGTGGAAAACTTGCTGCCCAGACATTAGGTACTGCGGGTATTGCAGGATTGAAGGATATTATGAGTAAGTCCGGTGGTACATCGAACTTCTTTAAGTCGGGTGCAGCTGGATCTGCCGGTGTTGTGGCGGGACTTGGCCTAGCTGCCGGTGCGCTTGGTGGCGCGGCTCTCACCGGAATAGGTGCAAGAAGGTTGATTATGGGTTCAAAATCAATCGTCTTAGGTATTCAAGACAAACTTAGTTATGGCTATTCGGCAAACTATGATGTTGCCGATATTGGAGGTTTTGTTGGTGCCGCAGCAACGGGTAACTTTAGTGGAGAAGCCTCGCTAGGAGATGTCGGTAGCGATCTAGGCGCATTAGCAGCTAGAAAATTAGCAAGTCTTGCTGGTGCTATTGGTGGAAATCAGGTTACAAACTTAAAAGAAGCCACATCAAAAACAGTAGAGAATCCGTATAAAGAACAGTTATTTAAAAATATGGGGTTCAGAAAATTTGGTTTTGAATATAAATTTGCACCCAGAACATATGAAGAAGGATTAACAGTTTTTGGTAAATCTGAGGCTAGGGGTGGCGTCGGCGGTATTATTGGGACATTTCTCGAACATATGCATCCAGAACCCAGTAAAGCTGGCGTATTTCTGATTTATCCTTCCGAGTTTTTAATTGTAATTTATCATAAGTCTGGCGCAGAAAACACCTGGGTCAGAAGAATATCGAATTGCGCACTAACAGGAATGAATATTGATTACGGCGCAGATGGGTTCACTACTTTTCAAGGAACTAACGGTATGCCAACAGAAGCTACTATTAGACTTGAATTTACCGAACTCGAAACACTTACAAACAAGCGTTCAAAGCTAGGATATTAATCATGACATATTTTTCTAACTTTCCTTCGGGTCAACTTAAAATTGGAAATGAATATAAGTATGTCACGGATATTTTCAGACGAGTTTACACGAATACGTTCGCGACACATTATTCAGAATTAGAAACAGTAACTATTCCTGAAGGATACACGGTCGAGCAAGTCAGTGACTTATATTACGGTTCACCTACATTTCACTGGGTTATTATGATTTTAAATAATATAGTTGATATTAGAGAAGAATGGCCAAAGTCGAATACAGATTTAGTAGAATACTGTAAACTAAAATATGGCGGGCTAGAAGGATTATACGATGTTCATCACTATGAAAGTGATGATGGTATCACGGTGCAATCTAGTTACACTGCAAATAAAATCGCAGTCACAAATTTCGAATATGAAGAAAAACTAAATGATGTTAAGAGAGAAGTCAGGATTTTAGAACCCCAGTATCTTAACTCATTTGTAACTAAATTTCAAACACTGATTTCAAGGTAATATAATGGGAATTTTTAGTTATTTCGGTACACCTACGCCCAAGGGCGATGACCCTGATTATGAAGGTGATGGAGATCTTTTTTCGAATGGAGAAGACTTCGACGAGAAGGCTTTTGCTGATCTCAGTCCAGCAATTCTGCAAAAAGCAGGGGATGTTATTTACAATGAGGTAATGTTAGTTACTAACGGTGGTATTATTGATATTAGAGACTTCGTAGTTGAAATCAATATCTATGAAGATATGTTTTCTCCCTGCTTACATGGAAATGTCATTATTCGTGACACTCAAAACCTGATAGAAAAAGTTCCTCTAATCGGTGACGAAATATTAACTCTGGATATTTCTACTCCTGAGTTACCTCGGGCATCCTACGACCCAACAAATAAAATACAAAAATCATTTGCAGTATATGCCATCAAGAATAGATTTTTGTCAAACGAAGACAAAGAACAATTATATTCTATGCACTTCATTTCTATGGAAGGTATGGTAGATAATGTGTCATATTTGTGCCAGAAGTATGAAGGTACAACAGATGAAATAGCAACAAAAGTTTTTGAGGACTCTTTCAAGGATATTCCTAGATACTTGAATGATAAAAACACCGCAGCAACTGCTCCAAAATCTGACTTTACCATTGGTGATACACCACATACTTCTAAGGTTTCATTTTTACCTCCTATGTGGACACCATTCCAAATAATGGGGTATCTTTCAAAACGCGCATTAGGAACAAATGTTACAGATGCACCGACGTTTCTATTTTATGAAACCACCAAGGGTTTTTATATGTGTTCTATAAACGATTTGATTAGATCACAGATGGAAGTTGGCTACATTGTGTCCAAATTAAAATATCGCAAGAAATATGAAGACGAACAACTAGGACCAAATGCAATTCGCTTGGCATATTCTCACGTTGAAAATTTAGAGTTTTTGACAAACATGGATGTTCTTAAAGGACAAGACTTGGGCCATTTCGCAAGTTCTCTTTTCACGTTAGATGTAGTAAAAAAAGAATATACGCCAACCGCATATGACCACGGGTTTGAGTTTCAGAAGTATCCCCATTTGGGGAGCTACAAATCTGCGCCCGATCAAAAGGGTCTAGTCAAAGATGACAACAAGAAATATAACTCTATTTTCCCGGCTACAGTAATTCGCTCATCCGATAGTAAAGTTTTTATTGAGACTACCCACCCAGGCGTTCTGGATAGCACAGACCCTGAATTGATGAACCTTCACCCTGAAAAATATGTTCAACAAAGGAACAGCCTATTTTCTGACATTTCTACCATGAAAATGAAAATTACTATTCCAGGTAGAACAGATATGGAAGTAGGCACAATTGTCGATTTTGATTATCCTTCTGTAGGGTCTGGCAGAAATGGTGAAACAGATGAGAATAGTGTTAAGGATCAATGGATAAGTGGATATTATATGATAACTGCAATACATCATCAAATTACAAAATTGAGACATAATATGATTTGTGAAATTGCTAAGGATTCATATTTACAGGATCTAGTAGTTGAAGAAGCCGCACCTGCTACGCCAGAGACGACTACACCAACAACTAATCCCCCTTCTACTACAACAACCCCTGCGCCGAAGCCTGCACCAACCAGCTAAATAGATCGATGGAGTATTTTGTATTATGATGGACAATAGAACAACTAATAATGTTGGACAGTTTTACTGGTGGTTCGGCGTGGTTGAAGATCGCGACGACCCTTTACGTATGGGTAGATGTCGTGTCCGTATTATGGGCTATCACATAGATAACAAAGAAATTTTACCCACAGAAGATTTGCCATGGGCAATGCCAATTATGCCTGCAAATAATCCTTCTATATCCGGTGTCGGTGGTTCGGCAAACGGCGTAGTCACGGGAACGTGGGTCGTAGGATTCTTTGCAGATGGGTCGGACGGACAACACCCAATGTTTTTTGGTACAGTCGGTGCGGTACCTGGCGGTCTTGACGGTGACGATTGTATACCGGCAGGTGGTAACAGTGCTTCTGATCCATCAGGAGCACCGCAAGATATTCAAGTATCCGGAAGTGCAAAAAATATGGCTCAAAAGATTTTCCAGACAGGAAAAAGTCTTGGCTATGATGACTATATGTGTATAGCATTTGTCGCACTCGCTGAAAAAGAATGTGGCCTTAAGCCACAGGCAGAGAATATGGCATATAGCGCAGCAGGAATTAGAAAAGTTTTCAAGAATGAAGGCGCAGTTAAATATGTCGGTAATCCACAGGGTCTGGCGAACTACGTTTATGCTACCAAAAATGGTAACAAAGGCGGAAACGACGGATGGAACTATAGAGGTAAAGGTCTAAATCAGTTGACAGGTAGAGCAAACTTCCAGGCAATTAAACAAATTATTGGTGTCGATATCATAGCTAATCCAGATTTACTTATTACCGATCAGGATGTCGCAGTTAAAGCGTTCTTTGCCTTCTATCAGGCCAAGCAATTGGGAGGATGGGTAGTCCGAGGTAGAAAATCCGCGAGTAGTCAGACTGAAGCAAATAGAATCCTTACAGATGCAACGGGTGGCAGACCCGGATTTAGCACCGCCTCTGCTTTTGGTAGAGAAAATTTCGACAAAGTTGAAAAATTCTCTAGAAAATATACACCAGCAATGTTGTCTGCTAAAGCATAATCGGAGCATTTAATGTCATTATTACAAGCAACCAGTCTAATTACATCGGCAGTCAAGTCTGTCAAAACTGGTAAACTTCCTGATTTATCGTCAACGGTAAATGCACTTTCTTCTGCTGGCGTTTTGACAAGAGACCAAGCCAAAGCAGTTAAGTCCGGTTTGTCTCTAGCAAACACAATCGAGCAAGGAAAAACTCCGAGTTTATCTGCGGTAACTAGTGGATTGGCGGCAGTAGGCTTGCTAACAAAAACTGGGGCAAATAGTTTAACTAAACAGATTAATGTCTCTTCATCATCTCTACCTGGAAATACAGTTTCTAATGCAAATAAGTTACTGTCAACTCTAAGTAAGAGTGGAGTTATCGATAAATCTACTGCCAAATTACTATCAAATGGTTTAAACATTCTTAATGCGGCATCAAATGGAAATATTTCTGGTGTAATTACCGGTGCATTAAAAATTGCAGATGTTCCAGCCAATGTTTCTAAGGTAGCAACTGAAGTATTGAAGGCTATTCCTACTACAATTGAAACTTCTAAAGCAAGTTCTGGATATCAAACGACAGCGACAATTTTGCCAGACATCGGTTCGCCGGGTAAACTGACAAAAGAAGATTGTGTAAAAGTTCTTGTAGCATGTCAACAAGCAATTTCTAGAAAATATGTTGTTGGTGGTAAGAGAAACTTATGGCGCAAAGTTCACAACAGAGGTGAATACGGCGCGTATAGAATGACAATATCACAACTTATTGATATTGATTTTCTTAGACCAGAAATTCAAGAGTGGGCAGAAGATTGTATTCAGATTAATGGCAGTCGCCCGGGTGCTGCCGAAAGAGTTAAGTCATATGCAGAGGCAGTTCAAGATACTGCTGGCGATTATGACTTCGCGCCTTACAAGAGAGAAGCCGGCAATAATATTCAGTATTTCTTCTTATACAATCCTATTCCTCTAAATCATGAGGCTGCCGTAAGAAGTATGATTTCTTTCGTGACATCGGAAGAAATGCAAGATAAAGCAGCATATTATTATCTAAAGAAGGCATACGTAGATTTAAGTAATGCAAAGATTGTAAACGAAAACACTTCTAAAGAAACGGTAGCAGGCTTACTTTCTGTTGCCCTATGTGGAAAATTAGATGATGCTATCAGTTTCGCGCAAGGTGTAATTAAATCTAATTCCGACGGAATCAATTCTAAGTATTGGTACGATATTGGATATAACTCGGTTGCTGAAAAACCAAAAGACACCAATAGTGATAAGCCATTATTAAAATCCGGTGTAAGAGCGCCGACAACAGAAATCAGCACCAAAGCCTTAATAGAAACTGCTAAAGATTTGGCAGATGTTCTATCTGGCAAAAATGTAAATGGGGTTATTTCCGGTCTTGTTAAGAATGGAATTATTCCTGCTGATGTGGGTGGAATATTGGAAGCTGGACTAGGAATAGCAGCATCAACAATTAAAGATAAGCTGGGTGAAATCAACAAGGCTAAAGATGCTTTGACTAAAGCATCAAGCATATTACCAGCAAATACAACTTCGGCACTGAAATCTATATCAGGTATTTCATCTAAAGTTAGCGGAGTTACCAGCAAGGTTCCGTCTATTAGTAGTCTCGCTGCCAAAAGTGGTGTAACTACTACGGCAAGTTCTGCCGTATCTAATACATCGCTTGCAAAACAGATTACCGCACTTGCCGCAGATGTTGAGAATACTGCCACCCAAGCTGTAGGTACTGCACTTGGTGCGGCAGGGGCAAGCGGTAAAGTGGACCCAGCATCACTAAGTTTTATTGGTGAATCCCTAAAGTCCGGTTTCGGCCTAGCAAACGATTCGCAAACCGCAGTAATCAACGAACTAAATCGTCGCGGCATGTGTCCCCCTGGTTCGACCGCGCTTCTTCGTGCCGCAATTGATGGCGTTACGGATCCTTCTAAAATTTCTGACCTTATCGCATCCGAAACTAACAAGATGGGTAACGTAGGTGCAGCTATTCCGGCACTTAATACTACCTTGATAGAACAGACAGGTGCTAAATCCGGATTACTTGATAAGTTCGAGCAAGCAAAAGCAGCTTCTATTAGCGCAATCGGTGTAAGTAAGCCAGAATTGACTTCACTCATTAGTAGTGCTGGTTCAGCATCAATGGAAACATTGAAGAACCAGGCAAACGCGGCGGCTAATGGTCTACTGAATTCAAGCACAACTGCCGTGTCTGGTCTCGCCCTAGCTAACAATCTCACTGCGGTCACAGCCGGAGCAAAAGACGCATCTGCGGCAGCCGCGGCTCTTGGCGCTTCTGCGGTATCAAATGTAACAGGCGCAGCATCAGCGGCAACTGGCGCAGTTTCTGGTATAGCAGGCAACGCACAAGGTGCTCTTAACTCTGCTACAGGAAACGTCACAAATGCATTGTCAAATGCAGCGTCAAACGTCACTGGAATGTTGGATGGTTCTTCACCTACCACAACAGAAACGCCGGCGGAGGGACAGATTGTTTCGACATATCTGCCTGTAACTGCCGCTACTGTTCCACCGACACCCCCAACCGGCTCTGCATCCGCAGAAGCAGTTCCAGCATTACCATCTTCTCAAATCGCCGCCGCCGTAGGAGGACCAACTCAAGCCTCGACTCCTCCGACCGATCCTAATCCAATGAAGTCTACATATGGCTCAGTTGAAGTTTCATATCAATGGACAGCATCTAATGGTGTTGTTACTGTATCGACCAAAGGGACTCCAATTGCTTCTGTGAACTTAATCGATAAGACAGATACAAAAACTCCTCAGTATTCGATTCTGATTTCCGCAATCGACGGCGCAATTAGGCAAGAACGTATCAATAACTATACTCCGAAAACACCTAAAACGTTCGAACAAAATCTTGGAAATGCTCTTTATCCTCAAAATAGTGGCGCTCTGCCACTCAGAGAGATTCCAATAATTGCCACAGTTATTCCGTTTATGAGTGACCATGCAATACAGGTCGATGGATTAAAACCTATAAACTATCAACCATTTCGGACAAAGTATATTATCCCTCTCAACAGACCAGAGGGTACAGAAAGTATTGACGCACAATTAACTCGCGAAATTGAATCCACGCAGCGAGACATTGTAGAATTGAAGCAAGAGGTTACCGCAGACCCATCTGGTTCTACTGCTAAGTGGGATCTTCCTAGCGCAGAAGCATGGCTTGATGTTCTCAATTCTCTAAAGAGAGAACAAAAAAACATTATCTTTAACTATAATAAATGGGTTAGAGATTTTAATAATCCTCCTCTTGGGCCAGATACTACATTATCAACGGATCTTATAAGTGCAAAGACTGGAATTGCTGGCGAGTATACTACAAATCTTGAAAAAGTCAAGAAAACTTTTAGTAACAATACTCCAGTCGCGGCACAAGGACCAAGTAAATCAAATACAGACGGTTCAACGACTACTGTTGTTACCGAAAAATATGGCGACGGTTCTGTAGTAACAACTACGATTGTTGAGGATCAGAAGGGCTTTGCGTCATCGCAGAAGGAAGTTACGAGAGTTGCTCCTCCTATCGCAACTGCTCCGCCTAATACAAATCCATTACAAGCAGATAGTGTCGAACATCCTGCTGCGGCAGATCCCGCGCAGTCATTGACTCAAGCACCACCTGACGCCGCAAATCTTCCTGTCACAAACGATACCCAAAACGGCTTCGGCGATCCAAAAGGTCAATATCCGAAGAAGTCTCTCGGTGGTAAACCGGATACTAATCCTCTCGCGGTTGGCATAAATTCACCTCATATTCAGAATAACCCGACATCACAGGGTGCAAATCAGGAAAGTCTAAGTTCTGGTGCATCTCCTGCAGCCAAGAATGCTCTCCGTAAAAGAGATATTCCGAAAGCTGGTAGAAATGGTGGGTCTTGGTCGCAACCTAAGACCGCATATGCCGCCCAGTATCCTTTCAACAAAGTTACTGCATCCGAGTCGGGTCACGTCCAAGAAATCGACGATACTCCTGGTGCAGAACGTTTGCACACTGCACATAAATCAGGGTCATTTAATGAAATAGGTCCAGACGGCACACAAGTAACTCGCATAGTTGGTGATGACTACACAATTATCGACAACAATGGATATATTTTAATTGAAGGTAGAGCAAACGTTCACGTTGCAGGTGAATGTAATGTTATGATTATGGGCGATGCAAATCTTACTATGAATGGTAAAGTCAACATGGATGTTCATAATGACTTCAATCTAAACGTTGCTGGTCACTTCGGTCTATCTGTCGGTGGTGGTATCTTCATCCGAAACGATGGTGTATTCTCGCACGATAACAAAGGCGACATGCAAGTTCATGGCGCCGGCAATTTCAATTCGACAATTGATGGCACTCATAATCTTACGGCCAGCGGATATAGGGTAACATCTAAGGGCGACTATCACGTTAAGGTAGCCGGCGTTTCTTATCATACATCTGTTGGTAATATTAACCAAGATACCGATGGTTCAATCTTGAACAAAGCCGCAGTAACTATAGATAGTAAGTCTGGTACGCATACAAACATCGAATCGCTTGGCAATACAAATATCAAGTCTGCTGGTTCTGTCAACACGGAATCGATTGCTGCTACAAATATCAAGTCTGCAAATGTTATCAATGCACAAGCAGCGGATTCAGTTAACGTCAAGTCTGGTAATGCAGTCAATGTCAACTCTGCGGCTGCAACCAATATCAAGTCGGGTGCGGCAATCAACGCCGAATCCGCGGCTGCTACAAGTATTAAATCGGGTGCAGCTATTAATGTTGAGGGCGCAGGCAATATCAATCTCAAGGCACCAGAAGTTGCATCATCTAAGTTTAGTGCACCAACAATTGACGTATCTACTCTTAATGCGGCAACAACGAACCTCAAGGGAACTCATAACGCACCAGATGATACTACGAACATCAAGGGTAGTGCAAGTCCGGTTTCACCCGGTTCCGCAGCAACCGCTGCAACTGCAGGTAGTGCAAACTCGGCTGACCCAGCAAGTGAAGCAACTGGCGCTAAGATTGCAACACTTGCAAATCCAATTCCTATTGAAAAGCCAGTTTCAATCTCCGCCTCACCTATTATTGGCGGACCAGATGGTCTTACATCGGCGGGCTCAGGTGGTAGCAGCCAGCTTCTAAATTCGGCAGGCGGAACAGCCTTCTCAGAACAGGCGACAATCAACGACGATACAGCGTCGGCATAAGAGGAATATATGGCAGAAACCCCAACAAATCCACCCGCAGCAAACTCCAAAACACCGACAACTACTACGGCTCCTCCAGCTGGCGGCGCTCCCACTGTTCCTGCTACCCCCGCGGCTGCACCTGCGACTCAACCGACACAAACTACCGATGCGCCGGGTTCAAATCAACCTGCATATGAGGATCCTGGTTGCGCGGAAGCGAACAGCGATGGCAGTCCCAGTTTTATGGGTGACGAAGGCGGTGCACCGGCATCAACTGAGCCAGGAACTCCGGTGCCACCCGCAGCGGGACTTAGAAAGACCGATACAGATTTTAAAGGAAATAAGCTACCGGCAATTCCTTCATCTGGCAACTACAATGCTATGGCAAAGGATATCAGGATATCGCACTACTATACCTTACAAGATATCTTAAATCCAGCAATCGGCGGCACTGCCAGAATTCCCGACTCAAAGATAGCTGCTGATAGAAGATGGACGGGGTATCAAATAGTTCAAAACTTACGGGATCTTTTTGTTCTTTGTGTCGATCCTATTAGAGCGCGTTTCGGCAAAGGTCTCGTGATTACATCAACTCTACGTCCAAAATCAAATGGGTCGGCCCATAATGTTGGTTGGGGCATCGATATGCAGTTCGCAAGTTGCGGATATGTCGGCGGCAGACACCGTGAAGTTGCTAATATCATTGCACGTTTAGGTATTCCGTATGACCAACTTCTTTACGAATGGGCGCCGGCACCTAGAAAGGGCGCCGACCCATCCAAGGCTCCATGGATTCACATTGGATTGAGACAACCAACAACATTAAAAGTTAGAGGGGACGCACAAAGTTTCTACAGGGACAAACCTTTTGGAAAACTAGGACAATTTGATCAAATGCCTGGTCTCAGAGGCTAATTTATTGTATAAATATACTTATGGCTATTAAACAAGTAAACAGAATATACTCGGACTTCGATCTTTCATTTGCAGCTAATCCTGTGACGGGTGATGTTGCGAAGAAATATGATGTCAATGCAGTTAAACAATCTCTTAAAACTCTAGTGCTTACTAGATTCTATGAGCGTCCTTTTCAGCCGAAATTGGGGTCTCCCATATACGCATTATTGTTTGAAAATATCGATGTTATTACAGCCAATAGATTGCAACTTGAACTTGAAATATTGATTAACAAATATGAACCAAGAGTTAGAGCGCAAGACATAG